TTAATCGTCAAATACTTGTATCGTGGTTTCTTTTTCTGTTAAAGGAGTCCATTTACCATTATAACGAGTTCCTCTAACAATATGATTATCTATCCAATGATAGTTACCACCACGTGGTTTATTCATCAATAAATTATGGTATTTAAAACCATGTTTTTTGAACCAATTTTCTGTCACCTCACGGTGTTCTTCAGTCCTTGAGGTAAAGAAAGTAATTATGTGACCTTCATCATACCATCCGTTTATAATGTCAACGGACCCCGTGTACGGAAGACAACTTTCCATTCTATTAGGTTCTTCATTTGGTACATCATCAGTTATTGTACCGTCAATGTCTATTAAGTAATTTTTTCTCCCGTTTGGTAAAACAGGACTTGTATTAGTTTCCTGTTGAACCAAATCCATTTTCATTTCGGTCTTTATCTTTTATTTCTTGTACCCTTTTGAGAATAACATCTCTTCCTTGTACTACAGGACAAATAACCGCTTGTGCTATCTTATCACCAAATTCAATTACCTGAGTTTCTTGACTTAGGTTTATTAAGATGACTTTAATCTCACCTGTATATCCTTCATCGACAGTTCCTGGTGTATTAAGGACTGTAAGACCTTTTTTAAACGCTAACCCACTTTTGGGTCTAACTTGTACTTCGTGTCTTGTGGGTACGTTAATGTGTAACCCTGTGGGTACCATTGCACGTTCAAAAGGTTTTAATGTTACCTTTTCATTTGCTCTTAAATCAAAACCTGAATCACTACCATAGTGGTACTTAGGTTCAGGATTTACAGATTTATAAACATATTCAATTTCAGGTGTTTTATAATATTCTGAATTAAACCCTTTCTCCAATTCTTCATAATCAATTCCCATTGAATTCAAAAATGATTGAGGGTCAGTAGAATCCATATTTTTTAAACTCTCTTGTAGTTCACTTAATTGTGAAAAACTATCTTTTAAATTTTTAAACTTGTTAAACATATCTTATTTTAAATTATAAATTTTCTTCATTAATTCAACCAAAACGGAAACATCTTTCTCACAATAGTCAGCGATAGGTGTTAATCCATTTGCATTCCAATAAGTGTCGTGTACTAAGTTTCCTGATACTTCACCCGTCTTTGGACTATCAACACCCATAGAAACACACATTAGGTCCAATGATGAGATACCAAAATTGTTACCGAACTGCCACACCTCTTTGGTGTCCACCGCTTTTATTTCCCACGGTTTTGTTTCATAACTCGGTAATATTTTTGGTGGTAGTATTCTATGAGATAAAAATCTCTTACCTAATGTCGGTATATCGAAGAATTTTATATTGTGACCACATAAATAAAAATCTAATTTTTCAACCTTTCTTAATAAATCTCTAACCTGTAGTAGTAATTCTCTTTCATCATCTTCCGCAATGGTTTGTGTATGAATATCATTTTTTGGTGTGATAAATGAAAATGATGCTACAATAATTTTTGAAAATTCAGCAACTAACGCGGCTTTGTTAACAAAAATTTCTTCAGGTGACTTACCTTCTTGGTCAGGATATTTCTTAACAAACCAGTCCAAATAACTTTCAAATAGTCTTGCAAGTTCAGGTCTGTTCTTTTTAAGTGTTGGTAAGTCTTTTTCAATACCAACAGTTTCCAAATCAAAAAATAAAAGTTTATTTAAGGGTATATCTATCATTGTACTAAAGATTTATAAATTTGTGCTCTTGTATCTGTTACGTTATTTAAATCATATGTGTCTTTTACTGTCTCGTATAGTCTCTCACCTAAGTCTTCGGCCCATGAAGGGTTTTGAATCAGTTTTTTCATAAACTTAGACCAATCACCGTGGTTTCTGTGTTCCTTAACCAAAAGAGCGTTACCGTCCACAAAATTACCATTTTCAAGTGAATGTTTCAAGTCGATAGTGTAAGGACCCACTTCTGATGCAATAATTGCCTTTTTATAAAACCCTGCTTCAATAACCTTAAGTTGTGATTTCATTCTATTAAAAATGTGATTCTTAATAGGTGCCAATGAAACATCAAACTTTGAGTAGTTTTTTGCGTATGACGTTACAGGTAAAGTCCAAACTCTATGATAAAAGTTTTCATCGTCATAAGACTCAGGTTTATAATTCAAAAGATATTTTTTGTAATCTTCAGAGACAAACTTATAGTTGTCGGTAAAAATCTTTTCATACGCAGCCCATACCGTTTCTTCAGGTTTGATAGGTCTTTGTTTTTGTTGTCCTGTTCGTTGGTCAATTTCTGTGACAGTGCCACGAACATCGAAACCACATAAATATAAATCGTATTGGTCTTTTAGATTAGAAATCTTAGAGAAGTTACCCTCCAATAATTTTAAGTCGTGCAAGTGTGATGAACCACCCAACCATCCAAATCTCAATTTATCTGAAGGTAAAGTCTTTTCCATGAACTGTGGTTCTTTAGGGTTGATTGAATTTGGTAGGACAAAAACATTTTTATTTAGTTTTTTTATTTCCTGTGCAAATATTTTTGTTGTGGTTGTTACGTATTGTGCTGCACGTAAATTATCTATGATTTTTTCATGGAGTTTGTTATTCATAATCATTGCATGTGCAGGATGTTCTCTTGTTGGTAACCAATAGTCATCGATATCTGCAATGGTTACAATACCCATCTTATGTAACTTCTCGATTAATTTTGGAGTGTTTACATAATCTTTGGTAATTGTTCTATGGAAGTGTACTATGTCGTAGTTTTTCCAATAGTTATCATCATTAATTTTTGGTTCGTAGTCAATATCCACATGAAAATCTTCAGGATATTTGTTTTGTAGGAAAATGTGTGGTTCCACAGAACGGAACTTACCTACCCCTGTTCTGTCAGAGGGTAACACGAGTACTCTTATCTTTGCCATATATATTACTTTTAGACAAAGTATAATAAAACTTAAGGAATAAGAAAAGTGATGATTACTGTTTTACTTTTTTAATCTTCAACACCTTACCTTCAAAGATATGTTTACCCACTCTTAAGGATAGCATTTCATTTGCTTTTTGTGATGATTCAGATAATAAACCAGCATTTTGTAATTCTTCTTTTACTACATCTCTCACTGTATCACGAACAACATCTCTAATCATTTGTTTTAAATCACTATTGTTAGGTGTTGATACGGTATTTGGTGTGGACTCAATAACCTGTTGTTTAGGTGAAGAATTCATAAGTCTTGATGCTCCCTCAATAATATCATCTGATAAAACAGGTCCAGCCATTTGTGGTTGTGATATTGGATTTTCAATCATCAGTTGTTTAATTTCATCAGGTAATTTAGAATTTTTAATAGCATCGGCAGTTGCGGGTTGGTTTATCTGTACTGATTGTTTAACCACTGGTTGTTGTGGTACAGATTCTTGTAATACCTCATTCGGTATATTATATGTTGCGTTTACATTTTCACTCATCGGTAAGTTACCTGAAGCCGAGCCTCTAGGTACTTGATTGTGTTTGTCCATTATTTGTTTAGATATCGCTAATTTTTGCATTAAATCACTCATTCTCTTCTGTATTAAATTGTGCGTTTAGAATAACTCTCGTCATACTTTTATCACCGTTAGGGTTGTAACCTGGTTGTTCTTGTGTAAAATTATCTAATGTTGGTTTATAAGTAAAGATTTTATCCACTCTGAATAGTCTCCACCCTGGTAGAGGTTTCTCTCCGATTGTCGCAGTATGGGACGCACCTTCACGGTCCCAAGCCCTTAAAACCAAGTTTCCTGCTTTACTGTATCCTACACAAACAGGTTCAATTTCTCTCACACCTGTACCTCCAGGGTTGTCCCCGTCATAATATATAATAGTAACATTCTTATCCCTTATCGATTTTTGAATATCGTTAAGGGATGCAACCTCATTGATGAGTCCTTTGAATGTTTCTAAAAGTTTCATTAGAAATTAGGGTAGGTATTCTTTGAATTAAATTTATTAATTTTGATATCACCTATTCTTTCTTGAATATCTGTTGAAGTTCCTGCGTTTTCGTTGTAAACATCTAAAAATTTTGCAGTACCTCTACCTAACTCGTCACCGTCAGCCATTGCGTCAGGGTGTTGTGGTGAGTATGAATCAGACTTAGGTGAAAAATCATTTTTTGGGAATAATTTTCCTCTTTCTGCTTCAGCAATATCAGATAATCTGTTTGCTGGTTGGTCAAATTGTAATTTGTCGTTTTGAGTTGCCATTATAGTAATGTTTTCATTATTGAGTTTATTTGTTTAATTTGTTCCGTTACGGCTGTGTCGTATTTGTTAATACCTTTTTCGTGTTTATCACCTGGATTAACAACAATACCATCTTTTGTATGGTTATCGATGTATTGGTTATCCATACCTGTATCCATTTTTACTTTCTTACCACTTTCTAAAGAATCTCTCCAATGGTTTAATACGTGACCACACCATTTTTGCATTCTATCACCCCCATTTAAAATAAAGGGTGTATCTTCTTTATTACCATCATAACTATCAAACCAATTTTTAACTCTTTTTAACTGTTGATAAGTCATAATACCTTTTTCACGTAATTCTTTATTACGATTGTAACCCTCAACATTACTGTCAGCTTCAACCATTTCAAAACTTTTTGATAAATGGTTTTTTAATGATTCAGGTAATTTTACTTTTTTATCGTAAAGGTCTTTATTCATTTTTTAACATTTTAATTAATTCGTTTGTGGACACACCGTCCATAACCGCCAATTTTTTTAATGCTTTAATGTTTCTTTGTAAAATAGGTGAAACATCTTTTTCAGTTTTTAAATCTTTATCGTCTGACTTCAATACTAAAGAATCTTCAGCCATTTTTAATATTTGTTCTTTACTAAGTTCTCTACCTTTTTCTGTTAACCTTAACTTACCGACAAAATTCTTTTTCTTTTTGTAGGGTGATGTTTCATCTAATTCAGGGTCCTTACCCATTTCTTCTGCTCTACCTTCGGCATCGATTTCTTCAAACCCTAATTGGTCCATAAAGTATTCGATAGTTTCTTCGGCATCCATATACTTTGTTTCTTCAAATCCAAAAGCGTCTTCCATATCTTCTTCAGAAATAAACTTAGGTTCAACACCTTCTCCATAATATACTCGATAACCTCTCATAAGTGGGTCTTGAGTGATACGAGTCATGGCCACTGTTTTATCCATAGTCTCGTCACCCTTAGCAGTTACTTTAGGGTCCAAAATAGGAACTTTAGAGTTTAACATTGTACCATCGTAGTCGATTAGTTCATCCAACTCACCTTCAGGTGTTTCTTTTTTTGTTTTTTTCAAAAATACTTCATGTGAATCACAGGGCATAAAAGTTTTCCTTTTGTGTTTGTGAAAACCTTTACAACCCAACTCTTTTGTTGCGTTCTTTGCACCCTCTTCTGTTTTATAAAGATATGACTTCATAGATTCTTTTTTACTATAAATACTGCAAACAAAGTATTTATCTATAAAAACAAGTATGCCGAGTCAGAATATCAATAATTATTATTTTAACAGATACGACATTAAGCTAGATTATAGTAGTTATTTTGACCTTACATTAGCGTCAGATGAAAGAGACTATGATGAAGAAGTTGTATTCTCAACAAATATTATTGCGGTTAATGACGGTAACAGATTACCTGTTAATGTCGACTTAAATTCTTACTTATCTAATCAAAAATTAGATTTATTATGGAATGTCAATTACACTGGTAACACCTTAGTATCAAAAAATTATTATAACCCAAATAATGACGACTTAAGTTGTTATACGGCAACTACATTATGTGATATAGGTCTTACCGCTACTGACAACGGTTTATACAACAAAATGACGGGTGAATCCATTACATTTACTATGGGTATTAATGACTTTGAAAAATTTAACCCTCACTACTACGATAGGAGAATGAAATTTCATCCAGTTACGTCATATGCCGATTACCCTAACCATAGGTTTTCAGGGAATTCAAAAACGATATACAATATTGTTTCAAAAAATGATGACAATGTAGGTTACTATAACGAATTGTACGGAGGATTCTATCAAGGGTTCTACAAATTATATGGGTACGATTATGAAGTTTTTCCTGAAAGAGTGAATAAAGGATGGACCATGGAAACTGTCATAAAACCTAGACAAAGGGAAGAGTATGAAATTCAACCTTCTGAGGTTTATTTGAATGATGTATATCCTGATAATTCAGGTATGTTCTTTTTCTTTGGTGCGAGGGCTGAAAATAAGTATTACCATCCCGCATCAGGTGATGTACAAAGTATTAACACATTTAAATGTGATTTTGGTATTGATGTGATTGGTGAAGTAACAGGTTGGACTTATGATAGAGTGACATCAGGTTTAACTAATTGTATTAAAACTTGTGCATGTTCAGACACAGGAGTAACCAATTCAAATTGTTTTAATGTATTTCCTACAACAGCTACAACAGTTCAACATAATATTGGTAATTGTAATAGTTACAACAGTAAAGTTACCAATCCACCTGTAGACCCAGGTAAAGATGTGTTTTCAAATGCGATGGCGATTAGGTTAAGTGGTGACCCTAAAAATCCACACCTTTGTGTTAAATACATAAAATTAACAGGTGATTGTGTTACAACGGGTAGTTGTGGTACCACAGGATTAACATACTCGTCAGGGTATTGTGTGAATGAAATATGTTCAGTAAGAGGTATATATGGCGATTGTGGTTATGATAGTTTAGTGTGTTTAACAGCAAACACAGAAGAAAGGTGGGTAACCATATCAGCAGTTTTTGAAAGATATGAGACCCTTGAAGATTGTGATTTAATTAATTGGGGTGGGTTAGGTGATATACGAGAACTGTTATATCCGTCATCAATTAATGGTGCTTCACCGAATCTAATTATGCCACCACAAACACATCCAGGTTCTACAAAGGAAAAATTAACAAACATTACCGAACTTAACCGTAAATGGTTAAGAGAAAGAGATAAGAGAAAAGGATTGTTAAAATTATATGTTAATGGTTATCTCTTTATGGTTATTGAAGACTTTGAAGAAATTATACCTCGTGAGTTAAACACTCAAAAAGAAAAGCAGTTAGGGGTCCCTTTTAATGTTAGTTGGGGTGGAGGAACACAAGGTCTTAGAGAAAGTTTAATGTTTAGTGGTTGTAGTGCAACTGAAGGTCCATATATTCAAGACCCTGAATCAATGCCGAATGAGGTTTTATCAGGAACTTCACTTTCAGGATTAACTACCGATATTTTATTGGAACCAAATTTTGGAGGGACATTCATGGGTGGTATATCTCAATTTAGGATGTATACCGAACCTTTAAGTACACCACAGATACAACACAATGCAAGAATCCTAAAAGGTAAATTTGATTTATATGATTTTTGGTGTTCAAATTGTTACCCATGTTTATTGGGTTGTTTCTTTAACTTTAATATTGAAGAGGCTGCATGTAACTTTGATTTTGTATCCAATGAAATAACTTGTGATTTTGGTTTTAATATTTCAGAACCTGATTGTAACCCTAATTTTGATATAATTACGTAATGGAGTTTTTTATAAGGAAAAATAGTACACTACCAATTATAAAGGTACAGGTAGTAAAAGATGGAAGAGTTGATTTTCGTGAGTTTGATAACTTAACGAGCACCTCGACTATTACTTTTAGTATGTGGAATGAGGAAACCAATAGGTACTATGTTGTAAATAAAGCAGCAAGAACTATGGTAAAAGAGGCTACAGGTGATAGTCCTGAAGTTGAGTATTATGTTTATTATCAATTAACATCTCATGAAACCCGTAATCCTGGTCGTTATATCGCTGAGTTTAAAATTTCTAACGAACAAGGAGAAATTACATTACCATTAAGAAAAAAATTATTTATAAACGTTAGAGATTCGATAAGTATCCCTGATTTATGTTGTAGACCAAATAGAGGTAATAGTGATGTAATTTTACCTTCAGAAACCCCTATACCTTCAGTAACTCCGTCAGTAACTCCATCGGTAACTGTAACCCCATCTATTACACCCACAAACACTATAACACCGACACCATCAAACACACTATATTCTACCCCAACACCCACTTCATCAGTAACTCCTAGTGTGTCTATTACACCCACATCTTCAGTTACACCTTCAGTAACTATTACACCTACTTCTTCAGTTACTCCAAGTGTTTCAATTACTCCATCACCAAGTATAACACCTAGTTCTTCAATTACACCTTCAGTAACTATTACGCCGACTCCAAGTATAACAATTACTTCAACACCGTCTGTTACACCAAGTGTTACGGTAACACCTACTCCGTCAGTAACCGCGGGTGTAAGTGTAAGTACAACACCGTCAACTACACCAACACCATCAATTACGCCAACTTCAAGTATTACACCTACGAGTTCAATTACACCTACATTATCAATTACACCGACAAGTAGTATAACTCCAACACAAACTGTAACGCCTACACCGACACCATCCGTTACACCAACAACACCATGTTGTGATACTTGGAGTTTATATGGTGGTATGGATTGTGCAACAGGCACAACATTTACATATGTCGATTGCGATGGTCTTAATCAGGAGATTACTGTCGGAATATACGATAGTGCCACAATTTGTGCACTAAGTGTTGTTAATACAAACCCAAGTTGTGGAGGTGGTGCATACACAAATGGTAATTGTATTTGTAATCCAACTCCAGCACCACCACAACCAACACCAACCCCAACTAACACACCAACTATTTCTATTACACCTACACCATCAATTACTCCTTCAGTTACGATAACTCCAACTAGTTCTATTACACCTACTCCTTCAGTAACACCTTCAGTAACAATAACACCAACTAGTTCTATTACTCCTTCAGTTACGATAACGCCAACCACTTCTATTACCCCTACGAGTTCAGTAACACCTACACCATCAATTACTCCTTCAGTTACGATAACTCCAACTAGTTCAATAACTCCTAGTGTGTCTATTACTCCCACATCTTCAGTAACTATTACACCGACTAATTCTATTACACCTACTTCTTCAGTTACTCCAAGTGTTTCAATTACTCCATCGGTAACAATCACACCTACACCTTCATCGACACCGCCAATACCTATCAATGACCCGACACTTGAAATTTACTATCAAGGTGATTTATCATCTTACTTTACACCAACACCGACAAGTGGGGACACGTTTACTCAATGGGAAGATTCATCTGCTAATGCTCATAATGCTAACCCAATAGGTGGTGGTAGTGGACCTGCACCTGAATGGTGGTCAAATGTTCAGAATGGTTTAGGTGCTGTATACTTTAATGGTACCACTGACGGTCTGAGTGTTAATCCTCTAACTGATTTACAATCGGTTACAGGTCAGACTATTATTGTTGTTGCAAAATCATTAAGTCCTTCATCGACAGGTCAATACATACAAGGTGGTGAAGACGGTAATACAGGATTAGACGAAGTCTTTATAAGACAGAGTGGTGGTACATATGACATTAGAACGGCATTTGGTAGTGCCACTGGTGGTGGTGTTGATGGTAATACACATATTTTAACAACTGTGTTTAGTGGTTCGGGGACTAATAATTCTGACAGACTTAAATTTAGAATTGATAGTTGTGAGCAAACATTATCATTTAATTCACCAATAAGTGCCACAACATCATCCTTAACGGATTATGTATTTATGGGTGTTTCATACTCAAATGCCGTTTCAGGTGTTGAACAATATTACTATAATGGATTTATCTTTGATGTTTTAGTATATAGTCGAGCATTAACCGTTAGTGAATTAACAGTTGTTGAAAATTATTTATCAGGTAAATGGTCTATAAATGTTGGTTGTCCAACACCAACACCAACCCCGACAAGTACAATAACACCGACACCTTCTGCCACTCCACCACAACAAAATTTATTAGTGGATAATTTAGGAAATAATATAATTACAAATGATGGTGATTATTTATTGATGTCTACAGGTCCATTACCAACACCTACACCAACACCTACAAATACTCCTACATCGACAATAACACCTACTCCATCAATAACTGTTACTCCAACTAATACCATAACACCAACTAATAGTGTTACTCCTACTCCAAGTATAACGCCGACTAATACCATAACACCAACGATAACAGTAACACCATCCTCAAGTACATATGTACCTTCAAGTAGAATACTGTATTATGATTTTAACGATACTTCATCGTATAGTGGGTCATCTATAGTGTTTGATTTAGAGGGTAATTCTGATGGTACGGTTTATAATTCACCATCTTTTAATGATTGTTATCAATCAATACAATTTAATGGAACGAATGGTTATGTTACAACTGATATAGACCTCAACAGTCAATTATCACCAGCAAATACATCAACAGTGATATCATTATTTACTTGGTTCTATCCAACTGGTGATGGTGTTATTGTTTCAGAACAAGGTAGTGTAACTCCTCCTGATAGTGGTTGGTATGATTCTCAGATACAAATAGTTTCAGGTAACGCTTACTTTAGTGTGTGGCCATACGCTATTGGTTCAACCGCCTCACCAGTAATACAATCGTCTATTAGTACCCCATTAAATCAATGGCATTACTTAGGTTTAACTTATGATGGTACAACTTTAAGAGCATATGTTAATGGTTCACCTGCTGGGTCAGTTGCAACTGCCAGACAAACACCATATAATAATGGGTCTACTCAATTACATTACGCATTGGCATATGGTACTCAAACTAACTTTACAAGTGGCCAACCTTATGGTGTTGGTAGAATGGGTACGTTTGAGGTTTATAACACCGCCCTATCACAAACACAAATTACTAATTTATATAATAACACTTCATCTCAATGGGTATGTCCTACCCCAACACCAACAAATACACCTACATCGACAGTAACCCCTACTCCATCAATAACTGTTACTCCAACTAATACCATAACACCATCAATAACACCTTCGGTAACATCATCACCTGTACCGACAACAGGTTATGGTTATAATTTAGTATCAACACCATATCAGATTCCAACTTCAGGTAATACAATTATTAGTAATGGTAACGGTGGTGTAGCTAGTGGTTCTACTAATCCAAACTCATTCAATGATGGTCCTCAGATGGATGGAATATATTGGAATGCAATCGATAAGGATGGTGTAGATAGAGATTCTTACTATTCGTCTTTTGTGGGTAATTGTGTTCGTTTGACGATTTCTCAAAATGGTAGTACCGCGATATATGACGGAACGTTAGAGGATGTCGGAGGTGCAGGTTTACCATACGGAGGATGGACAGGAGGTACTGAAGGAACGGGATATTACTTTAGAGGTGATGGAAATAATCAAATACAGTTAGTTCAATCAGCATCAACACAATGGGTGATTGGTGACATTGTTTATATTAGTGTTGAAACTATAACATGTCCAAGTATAACACCAACTCCAACGGTAACAACTACCGTTACACCTTCTATTAGTACTAGTTCAACACCGACCATTACCCCAACATCAACCATTACATCTACACCATCAGTAACTAAAACAGTAACACCTTCAATCACGACTTCGGTAACCCCAACACCGACAACATCCGCCGCAGCTCTTCTTAGTTGTTATGTTGCAGGACCTTTAACTGCAGATACCAGTAATGGGGCAGTATTCGATAGAAGTATTAACGTTAGTGGTATGTTAGAGGTCATTGCTGGTGCGGTTGGTGGTCAGGCAGCGGTACCTGATGAGTTCTCTAAAAAAGTTGCTCGTTCATTCCAATTAATAATGGACCCATCAGCCACGGGAATTACCCTATCATATCAAAATAATTTAGTGGCAACATTAAGAGGTGATGAGGGTACTATACACGAGGGGTTACCAACGGCTCAAAGAATTGGGTATGGTAGTGGAGATGACTATGACCCTAATTGGTTAACCGATGAAGGTATATCAGGATATACAGGATATCAAGAATTCTTAGATACCCACGCAGTTAATGATATGGTATGGTACCAAAGTGGTTCCACAAGTGGTGATACTGTAATATCTGAGGTATTTGAACATATTTTCCATACCGTTCACTTATTTGGTATTATGGGTGCAGTTCCAGGGTCATCAACTGCGGTAAATTGGATGGCGGAAGAAAACCCAAATTGGCAAACGACTGACCTACACTTATCTATGAAACAAGCCATTGATAATGGTATGTACGACCCTAGTGGTTACGCACCTGATTGGAGTGGGGATACCGGTCAAGCTCAAGTGGCGTATAAAGAGTATATGTACTTATTAAACTTCGGTATGTGGGAAATGTCCGAGTTTTGGGATGGTGGGTCATTATCTCCAGAATGGAATGATAATATGAGAACTCCATCAGGAATTCAAACTAATAATATTTTAGGTTACAACCTATTTAATTCTTATTTCGCACCGGTTTTAACTAAACCAAGTTTTGTAACACTAAGAAATATTTTCCAAAATAATGGAGGTGGAGTTTCAGGTTATTTTGCGGATGATTGTATAACACCCACACCAACACCAACTCCATCGGTAACAACTACAGTTACACCTTCTATAAGTGTTAGTCCAACACCTTCTTCTAGTGTTGTATCTTCGTCAGTATGGCAATTAAGAAGGATTATTGACCCATCGGTAAATTGTAATATTGACACATCTATAATCTATAGGGCATATAATACTTTGAGTGCGGTTTCGTCCGAATATATTAAAGATACCGACGGTTTCTGTTACTTAGTTGTTAACGAATCTCCTGGAACAGTAAATATAACAATGTCGGCAGGACCATATAACGTATGTTCTTCATGTTTGACGTAATTTAAATAAAAAAAGATATTTATAAAATAAAAAGAAAATGGCTAATTTAACGATAGAACAATTAACATCATTCACGGGTTCTCCTCAAAATACTGACCTTATTATTATCCATGATGGTAATAACGCCAAAAAAATAACATACGCAGAATTATTAACAAAAATTTTCTCAGGTTCAACATCATTACAGGCTGATGGGTCACAATTTAATTTAACGGGTCACATAATACCAACAGTAAATGCAACATATGATTTAGGGTCAGCTGAGAAAAAATTTAGAAGCCTATACCTACATAATGCCACGATGTATTTAGGTGATACGGCATTTGGTGAATCTAATGTTCATGACAGTATGGAAATTAAAAATATATCCGTACCATCCTCTTCAACATCTGAAGGAAATAAAGGGGATGTTGTCTTCGATGATAATTTTATGTACGTATGTGTATCAACAAATACTTGGAAACGAATTAGTTTAGATACTAATTGGTAATATGGAATTCTTTATAAAACAAAACAGTGAGTTACCAATCTTAAAGATGGAGGTTGTTAGAGATGGTCGAACAGATTCGTGGAAGTTGTTCGATGCGGATTTAGACAATGCAACAATCCGTTTCTCAATGAAAGAAGAATCCACAGGTATTCCAAAGATTGTGATGAACAACGCATTCATCACCGAAAAGATTCAACAAAACCCTGATGCCACACCATCCTATTATATTTTCTATAAGTGGTCACAAAGAGACACGCGTAGAAAAGGTAGGTATTTAGGTGAATTCTCAATCATCAATTCAATGGGTGAACTGATTGCACCAATTAGGGAAAATCTTTATATCAATATCATTTGACAAGAAGGAAAACACTTCTTATTATTTCCATAGTATAAATGTCAAAGAGTAATCACATCACTACGATGTGAGTATAATGTCTCAGACGAAAAGAAAATATTATGGTATCACAAGAAGTAATCGAAGAATTCCTATTAGGGGAGGACCCTGAAAAGTATATAGTTGCGTTAGAGTACGACTATCGTTCAGGAAAAATATTCAAAGTAATTCAAGACCCTATTCAGGGTAAACAAATCAAATCAGACTCATTTATTCCTTTTGCATGGGTGGGAGACCTTCATGGAAAGAATTTCTATGGTGGTTCAAAAGCATCTCAGAAACAAGCAATGTCAACCCACGGTATCCTTATTGAGAAGTTAGACACTCATGGTGATGAGAGAATGGAGAAAGGTTTGAAATATATAGTCAAGACAACCAAATCATACTCAAACTTAGTTAACTTCTTCAAAGGTGGGGGATTAGACCCATGGAATAGAGATAACTCAGGGGACATTATGATTCTACCACCAACAGAACAATATCTATGTCAGAAGGGGAAACGACTCTTCAAGGGGTTTGATGAATACGATGAAGTTCATCGTTTTGTATTCGATATCGAGACCACAGGTCTCTCACCTGAAGACAGTCAAATCTTCCTCATTGGTATGAAAGACAATAGAGGGTATGAAAAGGTATTATCAGCAGAAAACCCTGAAGAAGAAAGAAAACTTATCATTGAGTTTTTTGATATTGTAAATCACCTCAAACCAACACTTATTGGTGGATACAACTCGGCATTCTTCGATTTTCCATTCTTAATTCGTAGAGCAGAGATTTTAGGTTTGGACCCAAAGAAGATTATCAAAACCCTTAATCCTGAAGTTAATTTTAGAACAAAGGACGGGATGTTGAAGTTGGCAAATGAGATGGAAGAATACACTCAGATGCAGATGTGGGGTTACAATGTTGTGGATATTGCCCATGCGGTTCGTAGAGCACAGGCTATCAACTCAGACATTAAGAGTTGGGGTCTTAAGTATATTACCCAATTTATCGGGGCTGAGAAACCAAACCGTGTGTATGTTCAGGGTGATAAGATTGGTAAAATCTATTTTGACAATAAGGACTACTACTTTAATCCCAAGTCAGGTGGATATAAAGAAGTTGGAGCACCTGGTACAGAAAATTTAATGGAACGTTTTCCAGGTGCATTTGAAGAGGTTAATGGTAAGTACATCATTGAAAGATATCTATACGATGATATTTGGGAAACAATGGTAGTTGATGAAGAATACAATCAAGCTAACTTCTTACTTGCTAAGTTGGTACCAACCACCTATGAACGTCTGTCCACTATGGGTACCGCCACACTGTGGAAAATGATTATGGCTTCGTGGTCATACAAACACGGACTTGCAATCCCTCAGAAAGGAGATAAACGACCATTTACAGGTGGTTTGTCACGTTTGTTAGCAGTGGGTTATTCAACAGATGTACTAAAACTCGATTACTCATCACTATACCCATCCATTCAGTTGGTCCACGATGTGTTCCCTAAGTGTGATGTTACAGGTGCGATGAAGAGTATGTTGAAGTATTTCCGTGATACTCGTATCAAGTATAAGAAGTTGGCTGCGGATTATGCCTCCACAGATAAAAAACTATCTTCACAATATAACCGTAAACAGTTACCGATTAAGATTTTCATTAACGCATTCTTCGGTTCTTTGTCGGCACCACACGTATTTCCATGGGGAGATATGGATATGGGTGAACAGATTACCTGTACAGGTCGTCAATACCTTCGTCAGATGATTATGTGGTTTATGGAAAGAGGATACAAACCACTCGTAATGGATACGGATGGTGTGAACTTCTCAGTACCTGATGGTAGAGATTCTCACACATATATAGGTAAAGGTATTAATGGTCTTGTAGTTGAGGGTAAGGAATATCACGGTTCCGAAGCAGATGTTGCTGAGTACAACGATATCTTTATGAGAGGTGAAATGGGTCTCGATACTGATGGTCAATGGCCCGCAACAATTAACGTGGCACGTAAAAACTACGCATTATTAACAGACACAGGTAAAGTAAAACTTACTGGTAACACGATTAAGTCTAAGAAACTTCCAACTTATGTTGCTGAATTTTTGGATAAAGGTCTTCGTATGTTGTTAGACGGTAAGGGTCACGAATTCTTAGAGTACTACTACGAATATGTAGATATCATCTACAATCGTCAGATACCTATCTCAAAGATTGCTAATAAAGCCCGTGTTAAACAAACGATTAACGAATACAAAGTTCACATCACAAAAAGAACCAAATCAGGTTCATTTATGTCTCGTCAAGCTCATATGGAGTTGGCTATGAAGCATGACCTACAAGTTGGTTTGGGTGATACTATCTACTATGTAAATAATGGTGAAAGAAAGTCTCACGGTGATGTACAAAAGAAAAAAGATGAAGTAGTCTTGAATTGTTATTTGATTGATGAAAAAGATATATCTGAAAAACCTGATATGTTAGGTGAATACAATGTACCTCGTTATCTAGCGTCATTTAACAAACGTATTGAACCTTTGTTGGTTGTATTCTCAACAGATATTCGTGATGAAATATTAGTAGATGACCCTACTAAACGTCCATTCTTTACTAAGACACAGACGGAGTTGGTGAGGGGTTATCCTCGTCGTGAAGGGGACCAAGATACCTTAGAGGAGGTATTAACCATCTCAGATACTGAAATTAAGTTTTGGGATAGTGTAGGTATTGACCCATACTATATGTATGTAGACGGTACGATGGAATTAGTGGATGAAGAGTATGTTTCTAAGAATAGAAAACTTATGAGTTCTTTAACCCATCAGACGACATAATATACCAACCTTGTCCTACATAACGTAATTCAACAGAGGCACCTTTTTCGGTTTCTATTTGATTATATTCGTCATCGATTAGTTTGTCACTTTTGATTGTGACATTAGTCATAGATTTAATTGTAATGTGGTCAGTGGTTGTTTCATCTAAAGTTACGACACACTGTTCCACATTTTTTACGATAATTGCCGCTTCACCATTAGTAGTATATTCACTATTTGTTAGTATTATTGCGTCTGAAGTTCTTACTTCAATCCCGTTCACTATTTTTATGACAGGATAACTCTTAAAGATTGCCATATTAGATAATGTATATCTGTCGTGGAAGTGCTCTATATTGTAATTGTTTGTTCAAACTTTCAGCTTGACTTGCTTTAACTTCCATCATTTTATCAGGACGGAGTCTTTCTAATCTCATTTTTAACTCCTCTTCTAATTTAGACTTCTCATCTTTAGATTCACTTAATAATGAATCATATTCCAATTGAAGTTCAGAATCGGGAGTCTTTAGATTACCACTGAATTTACCTCTTACTCTTCCTAATGTTTCTTTAACATATGCGGTAAACCATCTACGAACCCACGTTTGTGCTGGTGAGTTAAGTTCATCCCATCTAAGGTTGTCCATGTTTACGTCTGAAGGTAAACGAACAATATCGGGATTTTCGGCGAGACATGATTCTCTGTCATCTGTTTCATAGTACCAATACCATACTTTGTATTCGTTGTTTGCAATATTACCAAAATCAAACTTACCACCAGGTACATTATAAAGGTGAACGGCCTTTTTACCTTCAGGAAGTGCGGTTACTCTATAAGTAAGTTCACCACCAATAAGTCTTCTTTTAATATTGATGTCTTGCATTCTTAATAAGATATCAAATGCCGGTGTTACGAAGTAGTTTCCTTGACCTCCCATTTGTGAGAAACCTGCACCACCACCAAGACCAATACCACCAAATCCTCCGAAACCACCCATGAATGGGTCGAAGAACGCTGCGTCTAATTCTGCTCTTGTGAACCATAATAATTCATTAAGTTCACGACCTGCAGGGATTTCATAAATTTGTTGGTTTCTTTGTAGGTTGATGTAGTCCTTTTTAAGAACAGCATCACCACCTGTCTGTAAACCGACAATCTTAGAATATGCGTAAGTGTATTGTGTTTCCCAATCTAAAGAACGTGTGATAAGTGCTTTAGCTACGGATTGTGTATCTTGATTAAGACCATATAAAGATGTCCATTGTGATTCAATTAACCAATCATTCACATATTGAGAATAGTCTTCAACGGATAACTCCAATAGTGAATCCATCATTTCATCCTCAATCTCAATACCTCTAAGAGGTGCACCGAGTAAGTGACGAATTCTCGTATAAAGTTTGGTTCTTTGTGGTTCTATAATAATCGACATCGCAGACTTTTATTTATAAATATCCAGTAAAGACGATTTATTTAGGATTGACCCAACTATCCACAGGGAACGTAAACCTACCATTTTTGATTTCAGTATTATCGTTTGCAAATACGATAGTACCTTTAGAGTCATTATGGAAAGCAATGTAGTCTGTTTTGTAAGGTTTTACGTTACCTGTACCGAACACTACCATTCTACCGTCTTCTTCTTCGTAACCGTTGAAGGGTTTAATTTGAATGGTTTTGTTTTGACCGTCAATTTCAACCGTTGCATCAATACCACCAATCATGTCGTCTTTACCCCCTAATTCACCTACTTTGAACACCTTCTTTGTATTAAAGATATCCTTCATATTGACAACAGCTTTCAATTCTCTTTCATCACCAAACTTGTTTGACCTATCTAATGAAGCCATAATTGTTTGGAATGTTGCGGAATCCTGATTGAATATACGGTGTCTGAATTGTATCATAAGTTGTATCATTCTATCAGTCTCTTTAAGTTGTTGTTGATTGTTACCACCAATAAAGTTCAGTGGGTCCTGACCGTAGTGTTTTAATACCGCATTTAAGTCATTAACTAATATACAGAATGCTGAGTAGTTGGTATTTAATTTGTTGATTACTGAACGACCAGGTTGTTCAAAATCATAGATACCCGACATCTGTCCAGGTGCATATTCGTTCTTCCCATAATGGAATTCAGAATATACTTCTTTTAAGATATCCATAATTGCATACATAAACTTCTTCTTAACCTGAGGGTTTCTGTTAAAAATCATTCTATAAGTGTTTACCTGTTTTGGTGAACATCCTCTTGATGTACCTTCAGTAATTAATGATTTCACCACCTTAGATTCGTTTATCTTACCTTTTTGATATTGGTCAAATTGTTTGTTAACGAACGACCAGTTAATAACCTCAAAGAAATTATCAACATATTGGTCTCTTCTATTTTTATATTTTAAGTAATAGGCGTGTTCCCACAAATCCAACCCTAATAAAGGAATTCCACCATTTTTCATTGTGTTCATAAGTGGGTTGTCCTGATTTGAAGTGGTCATAATTTTAATACTACCATTCTTATTAAGGACTAACCATACCCATCCTGAACCAAATTGTGAAACTGCTTTTTTCTTAAATTCTTTTTTGAAGTTGGATAATGTTTTATATTGTTTTTTAATCTTATCAAAAACAGGTCCATTAGGTTCTTGTTTTTTTGGTGATAACATTTGCCAAAACAATTCGTGGTTGTAAGCACCACCAGCGTTGTTTTTGATTGTTCTATTGTATCTTGAAATACCTTTAATGAGTAGTTCAAGGTCCATATCCTTATCTTTTACCGATTCTAAAGCTTTGTTGAGTTTTTTAAGATAACCTTTGTAATGTTGGTTATAGTGAACGTTCATTGTTTCTTTGTCCACAAAACGGCTTAGTGAAGAATATGAATACGGTAACTTAATTGCCGATATTCTTTTCACGTCTTTTTTGTTTTCTTGAATTATTTCTTTTCTTTCAGAACCTGAGATTTGTTTTTCTATCTCATGGATTCTTTCTTGGCTTTTTTTGAATTCCATACGTTTTCATTTTCTTATAAATAATATCGTATGGGAAAATATACCTACCTTCTTGAAATTGTATTCAATATTTCCTCTACAACCGTCCCTCTGTCTATATTATCACCCATAACTGTTTCAAATACATTTTTTTTATTGGATAATATATCGTAAATAACACCTTCAATTGTATTTTCAAAAATTGGATAAAAGACAGATACGTTTGATTTCTGTCCATATCTATATGCTCGGTCTTCTGCCTGTGAGTGGTCAGAAGGGACGAACGAGAGGTCATTCATAATAACGGCTTCTGCTGCGGTCAGTGTGATTCCCACACCTGCGGCTTTGAGGTTACCAACAAATACCATTACCTTTTCATTGTTTTGGAATTCATCCACAGAGTTTTGTCTTGCGGGTTTACTCATCCTTCCGTCCAATGCGACGGCGGACTTTCCAAAATGTGATTTAATTTGGTTTAATGTATCGGTAAAGTTGGTGAAGATAATAACTTTTTTTCCCTGTTCAATAATATTTTCTGCAATCTCAATGGTGTCTTTTACCTTCTCTTCGGCAATGACCTGTCTTACTTTCATCAGTTTTGAGAACTGCACGGTTAATGAGGATGACTCCTCGGAGTTGTTGTCATACCAATCGAAGTATTCACCCATAAGTGCTTCGTATTGTTTTGACTTTAATCTTAGATAAACGGGTGTGAGAATTTTTTCAGGTAAATCTAATATATCCTGTTTTAGTCTTCTTAGTACGTGTGTTTTTGTTCTGTCTCTTAATTCTGTTAGGTTAGATGCCCCGTTGACATTCCATACCTTTCTGTTACCAACATTGAATTGGTAACCTTCACAATAACGGATTGCATAAGCCATCCAATTATAAGCGATTGGTGAGTCTACCAAATCTAATAGGTTGAAATAGTTAATTGGTCGTGAGGTCATTGGTGTACCCGTTAGTAACCATACCTTTCCAACTTTCTTACATATGTCGTTTGCAATCTTTGTTCTCTGAGCTTGTTTGTTTTGGATGTAATGAGCTTCATCTATAATAACCAAATCAAATTCTTCCTTTAATACCAAAGACTCTTTTACTTTCTTTAAGTCGTGGAAGTTCTTTAAGATATCAAAGTTGATAATGGTAAAATCTTTTGGTTCCCACTTCTTACCTTCGATGATTGATACCTCTTTATCTGTGTAATTGGCAATCTCACGTTGCCAGTTAATTTTCAAAGATGCAGGACAAATAATCAATACTTTATTGGCTTTAGCTTCCAATGCACCAATCACCGTTGCTGTGGTCTTACCCAATCCCATATCATCCGCTAAGATGTATTTGTCATTACCTACCAACTTTTCAATAGCGAGTTTCTGATGTTCGAGTGGTGGACGATGAGAATACTTAGTGTAATCAATTTCCACTTTTCTTTCTCTGTTTTGAATCACTGCCGCTTTAGGTAACCAAAAGTCGTACAATTCTTCGGTCTCAAATAACTTTCCGTAGATATGAAATGATTTATCTTTTTCTACTAAGATTTTTTCTACGTATATTTGTGTCGGTCTTTTGGTAAGAAGTTTTTCTTCCATCATTTTTTTACCAAAATATTCGTCCAACTCTACCCATTTTCTTGCCACCTTTGGGGTGACATCGTGGAAGTCAATAATGTAATCTGCCTGAGCACGAGTCATCTTAAAATGCTTTTTGACTTGCATTTTTTTCTTTAGACCCAATATGTAATTGTTGAACCCTTCGTAGTCTTCTAAGATACGGGTTGCCCTTACTTCAGGTATTTTAGACATTACTTTATTTTCTTCCATACAGTTAAATACCTTTAATAATAATCATTTTATAGATATTTATCAATTGATGAGTCAAAGAAAAGTTCCAATAACGAGATTAAACAAATTCTTCGCAGAAGAAGATTTTGATTTAGACGTATCCCTCGGCCAAGAATGGTTACACGGGGATATGAACTTTACGTTTGTATTGTATCGTGTTGATAAACAAAGGACAAAAAAAGACGATGTCTATGGTGAGGTGGTATCTGAAGGTATTCAGTACCAAGCACCTGTGGAACTTAAAGGTTATGTTCAGATTGAGGCTCCTACAAATGCGTTTATGGGGTCATCAAGAATTGGACAAGTAGAACCAGGTAATCTTAAAGTGGGTATCTATCAATCTTATTTAGATGAGATGGGTGTCGACATTGAGTTCGGAGACTACATTGGTTATTATGAAAAAGAAGATAGAGTTAGATATTATTCCGTCGTTGATGACGGTCGTATCACCTCGGATAACAGGCACACTTATGGTGGTTATAAACCATATTACCGCAGTATCACTGCATCGCCGGTATCAAATGATGAATTCAACGGAATCTAATGGCATTACCAAAGAAAATAAAAAAGACACTTGACCTCATTCCTAATAAAACGGGACTTGCAAGAAGGGAACAACTTTTGGAAGATATTCAAAAGGATGGAACTTATTTGCCAAAAGGTATAGGTCATGCAGATTTGGACCGTGGTATGTTGGACTTCGTTAAGAATGATTTGAAAACATTTATGGATGGTAAGGTTATACCTACTGTAGATATTATTATCACCACACAGAATTGGGCTCAGTTTACTGAGACATGGAACTTCCAAGATTTGGATAAGAACGTGAAACCACCTTTTGTGTCAACAGTAAGACAACCTGAGGTTCCTTATGGTACCAACCCATCATTACAATATACTATACCAAATAGAAAACAATTTTATTATGCTAAAGTACCAACTTGGGACGGACAAAGAAAAGGTGTCGATGTCTATAAAATTCCTCAACCTATTCCTGTTGATATTACTTATAATGTTAAACTGTTTGTAAACAGAATGAGGTCGTTGAATGAATTCAACAAAAACGTATTACAAAACTTTGCCTCTCGTCAAGCATATACAAACATCAAAGGTCACTACATTCCTATTATATTAAACAACATTTCTGATGAGTCTGTTTTAGACATTGACAGAAGAAAATACTACATCCAAAACTATGAGTTCACAATGTTAGGTTTCTTAATGGATGAAGATGAGTTTGAAGTAAGTCCGGGTATCTCAAGAACATTGACAATGATTGAAGTACCTCAATTAAACAAAGCAAGGAAGGTAAACCCACAACCTGAAAATCCAAACGAGTTTCCTGTGGATTTATTATTTGTTGATGGTAACAATGAGTTGAGTGAAATTTTTAGATACACTGCGGACTTGATTGTTGAGAAAGATGATAATGTTGAAACCTATTCGGTGTATATTAATAATAATTATGTGGGTGATAAATTAACTAAAATTCAAATCAACACTAATGATTTGGTAAGGTTCGTAGTTACTAAAGATTCTCCAGGAGAATCAAAAATTTATACAACCGCTAAGTTGTTATAATTTATTCACCGTAGATATCCTTTGGACGAGAACATTTGTCCATAATTAACTTTTCCAAAAACTTATACATCTTCAATCCATTCTCATCACAATACTCTTTTAGTGTTGAGTGAACCTCTGTAGATATCTTAATGTTTTTTATGTCTTTCATAATATTAGTGTGAAAAAAGGCAGAAAAAATTCTCCCTAATCGATAAATATAGGGCTGGTGTAAATGTTTTTTAAGATTTTTCCAAATATTTATAATAAAAATAAATTCTTAAGAAATTAAAAAACATGGCAAGTTCAAACAAAGTTTTCGTTTCTCCGGGTGTTTATACATCAGAAAGAGACTTGAGTTTCGTGGCACAGAGTGTAGGTGTAACTACTATGGGTATTGTTGGTGAGACCTTATCGGGTCCAGCATTCGAACCTATATTCATCTCCAACTTCGACGAATTTCAAGCTTACTTCGGAGGAACAAATCCAACAAAATTTGTAAACACGCAGATTCCAAAATATGAAGCCGCTTACATAGCGAAGGCGTATTTACAACAATCAAACCAATTATTCGTGACAAGAGTATTAGGGTTGTCAGGTTATGATGCAGGTCCATCTTGGTCAATTACGACACAAGCAAATTTAGACCCCGCAACATTATCTACACCAACAGAGGCAACATGGTCAGTAAACTTCTCGGGTAATACAGGTTCTACTTCAGGTATTAACTTCACTACTTCATTTCCTGCTCCGATTATTGATTATATCAACGATTCAATCACATTATACAATGGAGACTCTACAACAATGTCGGGTCAAATGCAATCATTCTTAAACGGTATAATGATTACTAACTCATTAAGTGCTACTACAGGTGCTCAATGGGGTGTAGTTACAGATGCAGTGTATAACTCATTTACTGGTGCTGGATATACTGTTTCAGATAGTAATAACTTCTTATCTGTTGACGGTCTATACAATTCAGTTGCAGATTACGACGATTCATTAATGGACCCTTGGTACTACGGTTGTTTCGAACCAGGTACGGGTGATAATTACTCAGGTATTTCATTTAACGGAGTTGTTACGTCATTAACAGATAATGGTAATGGTGCGTTTAATGGTACTATTAGTGGTACGGTTTTGAGTTACAATGCAACTGCGTTTACTGAGTATAATGATTTAGTAGTTACAACACTTCGTTCAAGAGGTATTAACAATGATAGTGACGGTGGTCCAGTATATATTGCGAGTGGAGTATCACAAGTTGTTATGGATTGTACAGGTGAGTATGAAGCAGTTCAGAAAAACCCTTACTCACCATTTGGTATTTCAGGTGTGACTAATGATGGTGATGTATTCACATTCAAAACATCGTTCTCATTATCAGATACTAACTATATAAATAAAGTATTTGGTGGTACAAACTTTGGTAAAAATAGAACAGAGGTTCCTGTATTTGCTGAGGAAGTTTATTACTCATTATTGACTGAAGGATATAGAAAAGGTAAAATTCGTGGTTTGAACTGTAACCTTACTGCTTTACCTTCGGCTAGAGAAGATGATGGTAACAATACTTCAATTGGTTGGTATTTAGAACAATATCAAACACCGTCAACACCATTTGTGGTTTCAGAATTAAGAGGTTCTCAAGTTGATAGATTATTTAGGTTTATTTCAATTTCTGATGGTAACGCAGCAAATAATGAAATAAAAATTTCAATTGCTAATATCTCATTTGCTAACTTAACATTTGATATTATCGTTCGTGATTTCTTCGATACTGATGCAAATCCTGTGGTAATTGAGAAATTCACTAACTGTACGATGAATCCTGGTGAAAATGGATACGTAGCTAAGAAAGTTGGTACATCAAATGGTGAGTTTGAACTTAAGTCTAAATTTATTATGTTAGAAATGGATGAAGATGCACCAATCGATGCACTTCCTTGTGGTTTCGAAGGTTATAACTTTAGAGAGTACTCAGGAGTTAAGAGTCCATTTATTGCATACAAGACTAAATATAACACACCTGGTGAAATAATTTATAATCCACCATTCGGTACTACTAATGGAAATGATAATTCTACAAGAAGTGCGGGTGATAAAGTAAGAAAGACTTACTTAGGTATTTCAAATACTGTAGGTATTGATTCTGACTTCTTCATGTATAAAGGTAAACAAAACCCAACTAACTTGGGTACTGCAACCGAAGGTAATGATTGGGCTTATCTAACAAAAGGTTTCCACATGGATTCAGGAGCTACGGTTGTTACAATTTCAGGTCAATTTGTAACTTCAGGTGAAACTGCGTTTGAAGTAGGTGTGGCTGAATTTAGAAGTGAACCAACTTCTCAAACAAATCCATATTACAAACTTAATACACGTAAGTTTACATTATTACCTAAAGGTGGTTTTGATGGTTGGGATGTTTATAGAGAATTCCGTTCAAATAAAGACACATTCCGTTTAGGTGGTACTGGTTACTTGGCAGGTGCTACTCCTTCACCTTCATTCCCAACTGCAACAGGATGGGGACAGTTTAAACAAATTACTGTAGGTGAAAATCAAACTGATTGGGCAAATACTGATTACTACGCTTACTTATTGGGTCAGAAAACATTTGAAAATCCTGAAGCGGTTAACATTAACATCTTCACAACACCTGGTGTTGATTATTATAACCATTCTAACTTGGTGGAAGAAGCGATTGAAATGATTGAAACAGACAGAGCAGATTCTATCTACATCTGTACTACTGCGGATTACAACATGTATGTACCTAATACTTCATCGTTTGAAACAGATTTCATCTACCCTGATGAAGCGGTTGATAACTTAGAAGAGTCATCAATTGATTCTAACTACACAGCAACTTACTACCCGTGGGTATTGACAAGAGATAGTGTGAACAACACACAAATCTACATCCCACCAACGGCAGAGGTTGTTAAGAACTTAGCATTAACAGATAACATCGCATTCCCTTGGTTCGCAACTGCGGGTTACACAAGAGGTTTGGTAAATGCTGTTAAAGCACGTAAGAAGTTAACTCAAGAAGATAGAGATACATTATACCAAGGTAGATTGAACCCAATCGCAACATTCTCAGATGTGGGCACAGTAATTTGGGGTAATAAGACTCTACAAATTAGAGAATCTGCACTTGACAGAATTAACGTAAGAAGATTGTTGTTACAAGCTCGTAAGTTGATTTCAGCTGTAGCGGTAAGATTGTTGTTCGAACAGAACGATGACCAAGTAAGACAAGACTTCTTAGATTCGGTTAACCCAATCTTAGACTCTATTAGAAGAGACAGAGGTTTAATCGACTTCCGTGTGGTTGTAGAAAACACACCTGAAGATTTGGATAACAACCAGTTGACAGGTAAAATCTACTTGAAACCAACGAGAGCACTTGAATTCATCGATATTGAGTTCTTGATTACTCCAACGGGAGCATCTTTCGAAGATATCTAATTTGATATATTTATAAATTGGGGGTTACCGATGGTGACCCCCATTAGCCTTATTAAACGTTTAATTAAAATAAGAACATGGAATTTAAGAAATCAAACTTAATGGAACACCTAAATGTTGAGAACAATGGTGTAAAAACATTTTCTGAAAAACCACAAAACATTGTGATTTCAGAAGAACAATTAGAAAGATTAATTGAGAGACTAAACGAGACAAAGTAATGATTCGTAGTATCTTAAACGAAATTATTGAGAAAAGAAATCTCATGGAAGGTTTTGATGATGCTGGTCGTCCTGATATGAAGTATTATGCTTTTGACTGGGATGACAACATCATGATGATGCCGACTCAAATTATCGTTCAAACAGAAGATGGTAAAGAGGTTGGTATGTCAACTGAAGACTTCGCTGAGTATCGTAGTATGATTAACAAAGAACCTTTTGAATATAAGGGTGAAACTATTGTTGGTTATGCAGATAATCCTTATAGAAACTTCACAACTGAAGGAGACTCACAATTTATTGTTGATGCAATGGTTGCTGAGACGGGTCCTTCATGGGATGATTTTGTTGAGGCAATCAATGGAGGTTCAATATTCTCAATTATTACCGCTCGTGGACATACCCCTTCAGTCCTAAAAGATGCGGTATATAATATGATTATGACCAATCATAAAGGTATAAATAAGGGTGAGTTAATCACTAACCTGAAAAAGTTTCGTGACTTTGCGGGTGAGGACGAAATGACAGACGACGATATGGTTGAAAGATATTTGGATATGTTGAAGTTCCACCCTGTGACTTATGGAGAAGGAAGTGCAGCAAATCCTGAAGAAGGGAAAATAAAAGCAATGCAAGGATTTATCTCTTATGTTAAAGATATGGCTTCGAGACTAAGACGAAGAGCATTCTTTAAGGATGATGTAAGTAATAATTTTATTCCTGATTTTGAAAATGTAGAACCTACAATTGGTTTTTCAGATGATGACAAAAGCAATGTAGATAAAATGAAAGATTATTTAAGACAAGCTTATCCAGATGGAGATAAACCAGTAAAAACTTATTTAACTAAAGGAGGAGAGAAAAAAGAAGTATAATAATTTCTAGTTAGCTTCTATATAATGTGGTTTTTCAAAATAAAGTAAATAGAAAAATTTTCACTTATCCAACTATTTATAAGTAATAAACAAAAAATATAAAAACGAAAATACAATGGCTGATTTATTAATGAAAATGCCGGTACCCTATGAACCAAAAAGAAAGAATAGGTTCATCATGACCTTTGACTCTTCATTGGGTATCAACTCTTGGTACGTTGAATCAACTTCACGTCCACAAGTATCAATTAACGCGGTTCCAATACCATTCCTGAACACAGAAACATATGTGGCAGGTAGATTTACTTGGAGCACTCTAAACGTGACATTCCGTGACCCAATCGGTCCTTCTGCTTCTCAAGCGTTGATGGAGTGGGTTCGTTTACACGCAGAATCTGTAACGGGTCGTATGGGATACGCTGCAGGTTATAAGAAAAATATCAACTTGGAAA